GAAGAAGAAGATGATGAAGACGAAATTGAACTTCCAGAAGTCGCTACTAAAGCAGGATACCTTGCAGCAAGTTTCGACGCTTTGAAATCAATGAAGAAATCATCTATAGTTGCAGCATATAAGTCAATTAATATGGCTGAAGGCGAAGATGATGACATGCCTAAGAACAAGGCTGACATCATTAATGCCATGTATGGTCAACTTAAGGCGATGAAGAAAGATGACATTATGGCTTCATATAAAGCTATTAAAGATTCTTGCGGTGGAATGCACGAAGAAATCGAAACAGATGTGTATGCTGAAGATCTTAAAGTACTTACTGATTCTGAAAAAGAATTGACTGAGGGCTTTAAATCAAAGGTAGCTATCTTATTTGAAGGTGCAATCGCTAACCGTACTATTGAAATTAAAGAAGAGTTGGAAGCACAGTATCAAGATGATCTTCAAGAGGAAGTCACATACATTCGTGAGAATGTTGTAAATAAGATTGATGATTATCTTTCTTATGTGGTTGAATCTTGGATTCAAGAGAATCAGGAGTTTGTTGATAACAAGCTTCGCACTGATATCGCAGAAAACTTTATGAAATCACTACAACAAGTGTTCACTGAGCACTATATTGAAGTGCCAGATTCTGAAGTTAATCTCGTTGATAGTCTCTCAGATGATCTTAAAGCAACTACAGAACAACTCGAAGAAGTGCAAAACACGAACGAAAGTCTTAGTGAAGAACTTGAAAATCTTCATCGTCGTAACATTATCGAAGAGGCATCTAAAGACTTGGCTAACACTGAAAAGGTGAGATTTATGTCTCTTCTTGAAGAAGTTGAGTTTAATGGTGCTAAATCATTTGCTTCTAAGGTTGAAACAATTAAAGAAAACTTTGACTTCTCTTCAACAACTGAAGTTATTCAGGAATCTGAGGAAACTCATGATTCAACTAACGTAAAAACAATCGTGGAAGGTGCGGGTGATCCTAATGCTAATTTGTCCTCAGACATGCAGCGTTATGTTAATACTCTCTCACGCTTCAACAAATAACCCAAACAACAAACAACAACACAACTATTATGTTAAACGCAGAAAAAGAACTACAAAAGTGGGCTCCAGTGCTTAATCACTCGGACGCTCCTGCTATCGAAGATAGCTATAAGAAGGCTGTTACAGCCAAACTACTCGAAAACACTGAAGTCGCTCTCCGCGAAGAAGCACAAGCTTCTAGCTTTGGTGTACTTAGTGAAGCAGATGCAAATCAAAGTACCGCAGCTATTAAGAGTCCTGATCCAGTGCTTATTTCACTGATCCGTCGTGCAATGCCTAACCTCATCGCTTATGATGTTGCAGGTGTTCAACCTATGTCTGGTCCTACTGGTCTTATCTTCGCGATGAAGGCTCGTTACGGTGATGGTAATCCAATCACATTAGATTCACCTCAACAAGATGAAGCACTCTTCAACGAAGCTGACACAGACTTCTCTGGTGCTGGTGCACACGCAGAAGGATTATTTGATTCTCCTGAGGCTGGTATCACAACAGGAACTGGTAAGGCTACTAACACTGCTGAAACTTCATCAACCCTTGCTGAAATGGGTTTCACTATCGAGAAGTCAACTGTTACAGCTAAGACACGTCAACTTAAAGCTGAGTACTCAATGGAGCTTGCTCAAGACCTTAAGGCTGTACACGGCCTTGATGCTGAAAGCGAACTTGCTAACATCCTTTCCGGTGAAATTCTCGCAGAGATTAACCGTGAAGTTATCCGTTCTATCGTTACAACTGGTAAAAAAGGTGGCATCGGTTCAACTGAGGCATTTGACCTTGTAAATGATGCAGACGGCCGTTGGGCAGTTGAGAAGTTCCAGAGCTTGATCTTCCAGATCGAGAGTGAAGCAAATACTATTGCTCTTCAAACTCGCCGTGGAAAAGGTAACTATGTTATCTGTTCAAGCAACGTTGCTTCTGCTCTAGCAGCTGCAGGCAAGATCACCTTCGGTGGTGAAGGTATCAGTGTTGATGCTACTGGTAACACATTCGCTGGTCTACTTAATGGTAAGCTTAAGGTCTACGTTGACCCTTACGCTACTACTGACTACGCAACTGTTGGTTACAAAGGTACAAGCGCTTATGATGCTGGTATGTTCTACGCTCCTTACGTTCCTCTTACTATGGTACGTGCAGTTGGCGAGAATAGCTTCCAACCTAAGATTGCCTTCAAGACACGTTATGGTCTTATCGCCAACCCACTTACTGGTGCTGGTGATGGAATTGGTTCTGTTAACAGTAACCCTTACTTCCGCACATTCCGCGTGAAGAACATCAACGTTGGTGGACAATCCTAGTCTTAGGTACTAACCCCTAATCTTAAAGAAGGTCTCCATTTTTGGGGGCCTTCTTTTTTTATAAATAAAACTATGGCGCAGAAAAATTTAACAAGTAACACCAATTTGCTTTCTCCTATTGGTTTTAAGTTAACAATCAATAACGAAAAATACGCGAACACGGAATTCTTTGTTACCAACTTTGGAATTCCAGAAATCTCGGCCGAGGAAGTAGGAGTGAAGTTTAGAGGAGAGACGGCTTATACATCTGGCGAACAAAGACAATTCGGTGCATTGTCTTTACGAATGGCAATTGATGAAGATATGAAAAACTACACTGAAATATATGATTGGCTGAAACGTAATACCGAAGGTCATGAAGAATCCGATATGATTTTATCTGTTATGTCAAGTCATAGCTCTGTGAATAAGCAGTTCCAATTTAAAAATGCTTTTCCTACATCATTAGGCGGCGTAGAATTTAGTACGCAATCAACGGACGTTGACTATCTTCAAGCAGATGTTTCGTTTAGATATACTGAATTTCTAATCTTGAAGTAAAGATAAATAAATATAGTATGTTTGATTTGAATGATATATTAACTATGTGGAAAAAGGATTCTGTTATCGACGAAATTTGTCTTGATGAAGAAACACTTAAATCCTCTAAGTTGCACGCGAAATACCTTGAACTTTTTTCTATGGCGAAACTCGTTTTAAAGAAAAGAGAGATGGAACTACAATCAATGAAAAAAGATAAGTGGCTCTACTATAATGGTAAAATGACGAAAGAAGATATGGATTCTCGTAAATGGGAATACGACCCATTTGATGGAATGACCAAACCAATGAAATCCGACATGGATATGTATTACTCGACAGATGATGATTTAGTTAAAATTACTGCTAAGATCGATTATCAGAAAACTATCATTGAAACTCTCGAAGAGATCATGGGAAATATTCGTTGGAGACATAATGCAGTTAAAAATATTTTAGACTTTAAAAAGTTTACATCGGGAATGTAATGTTATTTGCGACAAAAAAGGATGAGTCGAAAGTGCTCATAACAAGCGAGGATAGTGGCATTTTAATGGAGCTACATGAATATTTTAGCTTTTACGCTGAAGGGTATAAGTTCATGCCTGCTTATCGTAATAAAATGTGGGATGGTAAAATAAGACTTTTCGATAGACGCACACAAACTTTACCGCATGGTTTACTAGAACAGGTTAATAACTTTTGTTATGAAAGAGGTTACACATTTAAGATAGACGATAATCTTAAAGAAAAATTCGTTGAAAAAGACGATCTCATAAACTTCGTAAATACCCTAACAATTGGGAGTAAAGAAAAGGTAATTACACCTCGTGATTATCAGATAGATGCGTTTATTCACGCCTTACAGCGAAAAAGATCCATACTTATTTCTCCAACAGGTTCTGGTAAATCGTTGATAATCTACCTATTGATGCGGTATTATTTGAATCACGAATTAGACAAGAAAATTTTAATCGTAGTTCCTACAACATCTTTGGTTGAACAGATGTATAAAGATTTTCAAGCGTATTCTTTGTGTGATAACGATTTTGATGTAGAAGAAGATGCACATAGAATATACTCAGGAAAAGAAAAAATAAACTTCGATGCATCAGTAGTTATAACAACATGGCAGAGTGCTATTAAGTTACCTGCATCTTGGTTCACTCAATATGGTATGGTAGTTGGTGATGAAGCTCACACCTTTAAAGCGAAATCGTTAACAACTATCATGAATCGATTGGTGAATGCGAATTTAAGAGTTGGTACAACTGGCACAATAGACAATGC